TCTTACTCCGTGTATATGCTCCATGCACTGCTTTTCGTTTACCTTAAAAATCACCTGTATGTCGGGGTAGTAAAAAATCTTACCGTATCCCAATTTGCATTTTTCATAGTCACTCCTATCGTTTTGCTAGCAGCAACCTATTGTTATAAAAAAATTGAAGTCCCTTTCATTCGCTTAGGAAAAACGTCAGGCGGGTCACTTAAATCACGCCTTAAACTTGCATTCTCTCGGCCGCCCGCTAGACCGGAGTAGAGATGCAATTTCAATTATGAGATCTCAGGCGGACTCATTGTTTATCTGCAACCCCCTGATCCGAGAAAGAGCCTCGTCTCTCGCTGCCTTGGCCTGGTCTAACGATCCATCAGCCCACAGCGCTCGGATCCGCTCCTTAGCTTCAAGGCGTGCTTCACGCAGACCGTATAGGGATTCGGTATACGCCTCTGCCTCAGAGATTATGCTATCAGCGGCTTCCTGAGCTGTTCGTCCATATATCGCCCACGCTGATACTGCGCGAGGCACAGCGTCTGGTGGATAGCCGGAGAGCTTGAAAGCCTTGGCTTCTTGCGCGGCCAAGTCTCGCTCAACAGCACGAAGAGAGTCGCCCGCAATGGACTTACGTACGCCGTCAGCGATTGAGTCAACGTCAGCACAGAGCTCAGAAAGGGAAGTAGAGATATCAATGATGATGGGCAATCCTTCGTCACTACGCCCAATAACCCCTCTACCCTCGCTATTCTCGGCGAGCAGCCGAACGTAAAAATCATCGTCAATTTCTACGCCTCCGTTGTTGGTGGGCGAAAAACTGAAAGCGTTATCGGCTTCGATCCATTTTGCAAACATTAGGAAAACCCCACGGCAATGTAACCAACTGAGTTACCGTTAGCTGTTTGACACGTAACAGAAGTTCCGCTTAAGGCGGAATAGGATGTGGCGGTCGGCGGCAAGCTATTTGATAGGCCTGCGAATCTAGGTGGAGCTGTAAACCCGATGGGTAACGTGGTAGGCGTATTGTTTAGTGCTGATCCCCAGGCAACAGTGAAACGCTTACACCAAGATGGAAAGCGGATGTATCCTATTGTTGGACTAAGAAGAATATCTATCCCGAACAACAGCTTTTTGGGCGTAACAATAGTTGCGTCGTCGAGCCCCGCATCAACTTGAGTCTGAGTCGCAATTTTTGCCCACCCAAAAGCCGCCTCAGTCGCCTGCACCACCTTTTTAGCGATTGCCTGGAACACTCGCAAAGGCGTCATTCGCTTAGTGTTATCGACTCCATCCTCGGCTTCGAGCTGAGTCGCAGTCGTAGCTGTCTCCCGGTCCGTGATGATTGCGAGTATTGCCTCTTTCAACTGAGCATTGTTCTCTTCGTCGGGAGTCAGCCCCGCCTCGATGATGACGTTCAGTATTTCGTCTGTGACAGCATTGCCCCATGCCGATGGAATCAGCGACCCGGGAGTTCCCGCGACCGGATCCTCGTCCACGAACTTGCCGCCCACCAGCCCAACGCTTGGCACGCTAATCGGATAATCCACGTCTCTACCTCTCAGTCATAATTGATATGCACGACGGTGTGCGCTGGTGCCGGGCGCCGGATGGTGCATTCGAGTGGGTTACCTGGGTTGGCTCCAAAGCGTTCCCCCCAGTAACTGACGCCGAAGCGCCGCCCTAACCTGTGCCGACCGCCTGTGTTGAGCGTCCACATGAACTGGGCGCTCCAAGTGCCAAAATGCGCAGAGCCAAAGCGAGACCGACCAAAGCGTGGAGCACGGTGTTCGGTGATCGTGGCGTCTGGGTATCCCTGACCGACTGCGATCTCGATGAAATAGGCCTTGTTTTGCCCGCCCACTTCGACCAGGCGCCGGCGAACGGCAAGGCGCCGATCCTCGAACGCCGGGTTAATACCGAGGCAAGGGTCAGGTAAACCCATGATTTGCTCCCAGTCCGGCACCAACTCGCTCACGCCGAAAGGATCCATCTCATTCAGAAGAGTTACGGCGCGAGCATCAAGTCGGGAGAACTCTATCGAGACGCCCGAGAGCACCAGGTCAATTTCGGGTACGAGCTCTGGGTCCCAGGCAGGGCCGGAGGGCAGCAGTCCGCGCAACTGGCGCCGGTATTGCTCTGCGGTTCGCGCTACAGCCATGTGATACCCCCAAAAGTCAGCAGCTCATTGGCAGCAGCCGTGACGTTGTCGGACGGTAGTGTCAGGGAGTGGTCGGTTTCACCGGCCGCGCCGCTGGTGGCTTCTCGGATATGACTGATCAGCAGGGTTTCGCCCAGACCAGCTTCACGATCATGAAGGTCTACCAGGTTCGCCGTGATCGCGGCACGCACTGCTGTGGTGTCAGGCACTGGGTGGATGCTGTACAACACCGGTTTCTCAGTGGGTGCCAGGACATACAGTTCGGCCGTCACCGGCCGCAATGGCTCAATGTAGGCCTTCACTTCCGCAAGCTGCGCGGGGTTGGGCAACGGGTCGATATCATCATCGCGCATGATGAACAGCCCAACTGTGCCAGGTCCCAAGTAGTTGCCCCGACACCAGGCGCGAGTCACCCCGGGAACCTCAAGCGCCCACGTTTCGTAATCATCCGCCGACCCACCATGGGGAATCACGCGGTAGGAGCGAATCACGCGGGCTCGTAGCGCCTCAACGCTTTCCTGGGCGATGCCGCCAATCAGGCCTGGCGCAAGCACGGTGAAGGCATTGGTGACTCCCGCCACGGGCTGCACCAGGGTCAGAGATAGCCCAGCGTCCGAATTGCCGAGCGTCCCGGCATCCACCGCCGCGATGGTGGTGGTGTTGACCCCGGACACTGTCGTCACGCCAGCGGTGATGCGGTAACTGCGCCCATCACCGGCCTGGAGCACTACGTCTGCATCGAGCACGGCGCCGGCGGCGGCCTGGAAGCCGACCGAACCTTGGGCAGGCTGGGCCGGTTTGCGGGGCTGGCCTAGGCGCAATTGCGCGACACGCTCCAGCGTTTCTTCATCAGACCTGTCCGGCAGTATCTGCTCGGCAATCCAGTCGAGATACCCATACAGGCCATAGGCAGTACCCGCCAGCGTTCGAGCCAGCACTTGGGCGTCGGATCGGCGCAACGCATCACTGGTCAGGTCGCTTTGGGTGCGGTCCACCAGCACCGGCAAAGATGGCGTTTCAAACGGCATAGATCACCTGCCAGGAAGGGTTGGGTTGGATTTCAAGTTTGGCGCCGCCCGGGATGGTCAGGACGACACCCAGGTTCAGTCGGTTGATGTCGATGCGCGCGCTACTGATCGCGATGTCCAGGACATGCCCATCATCAACCAACCAGCGCAGCGCCTCATCGGCATAGAAATCGGCGTCCCGCTGGGTGGCGTCGGTCAGCTTTACCCGGCGCAGTAGCCACAGGCGGGAGCCTATGCGGTCATCGGCCAGCGCTGGGTAACTGTCGCCCCACCAGCCGTATAGCTCGTCATCGTCCACGGGATCGTCGGTTTCCGCCCGGCGCCAGGTATACAGGCTGATCACCACCGCACGAATCAGCGCCGCCTCGACAGTGCTTGGAATAATCATCAGCCCCCCGCAGCGGGCACGCCGCTTTGTCCGCTACCCGGCTGCGTGCTGGTGTGAACGTGGTTGATTTGGCTGATCCCGCCGGCGACCTGGTCGCCATCCGAAATGATCTGACCGGTCTGGGTGATCGCTGGGGTCTCGAAGTTCACCGATACGGACGCCCTGATGTTGAGCGTCCCGGTTTCAATGTCGATGATCCGGCCGCGCTTGAAGTGAATCCGGTCACCCTCGTCGGTGTAGATCGCCACTTCGCCAGGCTCCATCGCCTGAATGCGGTACCGCCGATCAGCGGCCACCAGCACCACCGCATGGGAGCGGTCGCCGCCAATGAAGGCTGTGAGCACTTCTGCACCCGGAAGCGGGTTGCTGGTGTAGCCGTAGGGCTCGAAGTGCTCGGCGTTGTCCTTCAGTTCGCCAGCGGTAAGCCGCATCTGAAGGGACTGCATTTTCTTCAGGGCGTCGACGAGCACCACGGTGCCGCGGGCCAGCATGTTTTTCACGGTCATTGTTTTGGCTCGTAGTCCGCTGGGATCAGGTATTCGAAGTTGTCGGCCTTGCCGCCCTTCTTCAATTTGCGGTTCTTGTGCGGGTCGTGCGGTTCCGGCTCGAAGCTGTCTGGCGGGCCGACTTCCATTTTCGTGATCATGCCGGCGTCGGTGAGGGTGTAAGTCACCCGAGCAATCAGCATCCACCGGTCAAAACCGATAATGGGGTCGATCACCCGAACCAGGGTGTTGTGCTTCCAGAGCGCCCCGTTGGTTTGCCGCCAGCCTTGGACGGTATAGGTGGTGGATAGGGCCTTGCCCATGCGCGTGCCACGCTCCCAGTTGGCCCGGGCTTGGGCAAGCTCGTTGGTCATCTGGCCCGACTCCTGGATGATCAGCACCCGCTTGCGGGTGGTCCGGTCATCGGTCAGCGCCGCCGACACTTCGGCAGCAGCCTGCCCGAACTCATCGTCTGTGCCCGAGCGCTGGCCGAGAACCTGGTATTCCGAAAACACACCGGAGAAGTCCAGCGGGGCGCCGCCGGTAAGGATGTTCTTGCCGACCTCCAGATGATCGAAGGCCCTCCCCTCACTGCCTGGCCTGGCCAGCACGGCCATGCCCCGCGCGTCGTCGGTGGAAAACACCCGGAACAGCGTC